ATTGACACCGTTTAAGACTCTTAAACGGCATGTACTTTACTTGTTGCACACTGGTTTGATGGCAACGTTCCATTACGCCATACGGAACAACAGCTTCACCAGTACGGTTTTGTTCGTAAAGCCATTTGTCCATGCAGTTACTGAGCATCGCATGACGCTCCGCGAGTCTCGGGGTTACTTCGAAGTTTACCCACAAGGCCAGGTCTTGGTCAAGAGCCGTATTAGAAGAAGCTTGGAAGAGATCTTTTGGATTGGTCACGATCTTTGCTACACACAGCAGGCAGATGATTACCAACGCGCCAAAGCCAGCCCAACGAATATGTCCACGCATGTTAAATCCCTAAACGAAATAAAGCAGCCCCGTAGGGCTGCATTTATGCCACGACTTCAGTAAAGTGAATCACAGACATTGGTGGGCAATTGTCATTGCTGCCACGCATGTAGTAATACCCAGCCAAAGTTTCGTGTGGTTTGATTACACGGAATGAATCACCCTTTTCACCGAGAACGATGTGCGAACGCCCTTTAAGCGCTTTGACTGCCAACCGCTCACGCAGAGTGACTACTTGATTCTTTTCTAGCATTGAATATACCTGATGTTGTTTACATCAGATGATGTTACCAGGTATATTTTTCGTCCCAGAACATTTTCTTCGTAATGGCATGGAACTCGCGCCACTCTTCATTCCACACGCCGGTACGCGCATTTGGCAAACGCCACATGGTATCGTCATGCTTAAGGTCGAGTGTCAGCATTACTTTCTTCCACCCATTGCGAATCTTACGAAGCTGAGTAGCTACCGAGTAACGTACGGCACGGTTGTTACTGGCGGATTCTTTTGTAATACCAGGGCCACCGTCAATACGGATACCCAGGCGAATAGCTTCAGCTACCAACTCAGCAGTTGCACGTTCCCAGCGTACGACACGTTCAGCAATCGTCATGTGTACATCCATGCGATAGTTCTGACCACCTGGAGTCATTGACATCCAATCTGGAAAACGGACGCTAACAAAATGCATGTAATCCGGATTGTCTTTATGCTTATTCAGGTGTTGGATCAAGCATTCACTAGTTTCTTTTGGTTCAGGTTCTGGTGCATCTGCCAGAGTTTTCATCTTGTTAGATGCTCTGTTGTGAATAGAATTACCTACGATGAAAGCTTTAAGTGCTACGCGGAATTCTTCCCACAAGCGCATATCTTCTTTGGTTTCAGGGACAGCCCACTCTTCAACTGCAGACCAGACCTTTTGAATTTTGCAGACGTTCTTCCACGACTTACGATCTTCGCGGAAGGTACCATGTTCAAGATAACGTTGCAGCAAACTGATCGCGCTATAACGCCGATGCTTCTTACCAGCCAACCCAACATGGTTTACATCTAGCTCCTTCGCTTCATACAACAGAGCGAAAGCAGCTGCGTGAACCATTTTGATCCGATATTCCATCGGCTTGGTCAGGTCGTAGTTAATACCACCTGGGAAGTGCGATTGAAAAGTTGGTTGAGAAACAGTCAGGAACGATACGAGTGTCATGTTAAGCCTTATTTTGAAATGCTGAGAGACCGGCGATAATGCGTACAACAGATTCCTTTACAACAGGGCGTTCCCGATGATAGATCGGGAGTTGTTGGTTACTAAGGTACTCAATCAACAGTTCCTTATTTACCTTACCCAAGTGCTTGACACGAATGATGTCTTCTACCAGTTCACCCTTCTTGTTCAAAGAACGGTAGACAGTAAGAACGAAGCAGTAGCCGTCTACTTCATCAAACATGTCTTCTTCAGCCACGAACGTGTTATTCGCAGCTTTATACCACGGGATATAAACTTTACCTTGCATCAGTACTTGATCCCTAGATTATCAAAAGCAACAATCAAAAGAACGATCACCACGACGATGTAGTTACACGTCACGAGAGTTTTCTTTAAGTAGGTCATGGCATCGCTGGTAGGATCTATACCGGAGATGAATCCACATCCCCACATGACCCAACCCGCACCCACCAGAATAAAGAATGCACTTACTACTGTGATGAACATGCTACTACTCCTAACGTCATAAGCGAGCCCGAAGGCTCGCCGTTTATGCAGCTTGGGTATCCAGCAGATATTGGTCGCGAACAGTGCGCCATTGATCTGCAAGATTAACTCGGTTGTAATTCGACTTCAGGTGGTTCAGGAAGTCCTTAGCTGGACGACGCTCCAGGTACTCGAGATCGTTTGGATCCCATGGACTTCCGGTAACCGATACTTGTGCGGCTTTACCCAGTTCCAGCATCTCCAACGCTTTCTGTTGGAATGGACCTTCCCCAGCATAGCCAGCCATGCCAGGGAATTTATCCAGGAACTTAGGCCAATGCTCCAGAATGTACTCACGACGCAGACGTGCCAGCTTTGCGTCTTTGGTTTCTACTACTACGGATTGGACTGTTTGATTACTCACTGTGATATCCTTGTTTGATTGCACCAACAAATGGTTCACCCACCAAATGGAAGGTCTGACACACCATTGGTTTGAAACGTAAATTTAAACTGGCACGCATGTCGACTTTGTACATCGTCATGACGTGTGGTTCACCTTTAAGTTTCCGATGGTTGCCATCAACAGGATATACTTCATTCAGCTTAGTGAGTTGCGGTACAACGAAATCCACAATCCACTTGTTGTGATCGATGTGGCTACCGATCTGAGTTGTGGTAGGCAAACGAGACCACTCGGTCAAACCACCGGCACCACGAATATCGAAGTACCAGGAGTCTTGAGGATCTTCCGAGTAGAACCCTTGCAGCATGAAAGCTACACCGTCGGCCTTACGAACGACTTCAATGACGTAGAACGATTCATTTACCATCTTCGAGTACCTTTGATAGTTCCCAACTGATGTCAGGGATTACATAGGAAGGACCGACGTAACGGACATGTGCTTCACCGTTAGCATCGATATGTACGCGGACCATATCCGATTCATCGAACTGTTCCAGGTTATCTAGCGAACGATGCATCACAGGGCGACACACTTGAGAATAACCGTATTTCTCGTTTTCAGTCTGATCCGTGTCTTCCAGATCAATCCAGAACGTGGTGTTGCGTGCAGGTACTCGCCACTCAATGTCATCGAAGATAAAGTCTTCACGATAACTATCGACTGGGAAGTGTTGGCGATGAGTCAGACGAACTGAGCGGAGTTTAAACATCCGCCAGCTTGGTACTACACGCCAACTCCATAGCGCTACGGCAACCCACGCACACAGCAGCATCAGCGCTAAACCAATCAAAACAACAGTGTGCCAATTACTACTGGTGTCAGGAACGATCCAGCGAGCGACGTCACCCATGTAGTAAAGACCAGGGAAGTAAAGTGCGTAAGCGATCCATTGACCATACTTCTTAAGAAACTTGTACATTTTGATTCCTAATGTCGGCATAAAAGTGAGCCCGAAGGCTCACCCTTTAAAGTCAAACTCAAACACAGCGTCAGAGCTACGGCGTTGTACGTTCCACAGCAGCACGTAGTATTCACCTGCCGGTTGTTTCAGCTTGGCGAGGAACTTCGACAATGCTTCTGGTTCATTCACAAACCCAGAAGCGATCATCATACCTACGTGGTAGTCCGCTGTATCAGCAATGGTGTTGCTGGTGTTCTTAGGGCACCAGATCAACTTCTTGACACGGGACGCTTCACACACTTGACCGATTGGATCTGCACCCAACCGATCACGAGCTACACGGATTACGTGCATTAGGCTTTGCCTCGCAGCTGTCCCAGACCTTCTTCCAGTTTGCGCTCTACCAGGTCACCGTTGACGGCGAAGTAGATGCCTTCACTGGTGGTAATCAACAGATCCCCGATAGTGAACATCGAGTACTCTTTCAGGGTTTGCTTATCCCACTTGGCCACGCGCATCATATCGCGCACAACAGCTTGTGGGTGTTGGTTACCCAGGCAAGCGATACCAGTGATCGGGTTACCTTCCATGGTACGTACTTCTTCAGCACGGAAAGGCACGTAAGCGTTGAAGTCCTGGGACTCTTCGTTCGACGTGATGGTCACGTCATTACCCTGCACTTTCAGGTGATAGTGGTGGGTCGAACCATTGAACAGTTTCACGTCCAGGGTTTTTGCTTCAGCAGCTTGGGTCATGCTTGATTTCCTTTTTAACGTAATGCGGAAGAACAGCAACAGGTTCATCCGAATTGGTTTCACGAATTTGAATGTTGTAATGTCCAACAGGAACATTACTAACAGCAGTTGAACCGATCTCGATCATAGCGTACCGTGCAGCTTGATACTGATCGAAATAGATTCGTTCATGCTCTACTTCCGTAGGCATAAATAAAGCCTTGCGAGTAGACTTAACACGCGAATAGAACTTTCCCACCATACGAGAGTATTCGTAGGGAACTTCCATTTTGTCATTCACCAAGACGATGTAATACCGCCTTGGTGGAATAACACCGCGCCGTTGGTCGTTTCTATAGTCCCACGGGCTGGGCATAGGTGGTAGCCTCTGACAGCTTAGCGATAACTTCTTCCTTTACCGGAGCATTCCGATAAGGCTCATCGCTTTTACGAACACCCCAGACTTCAGGAGCCTTGGATGGATCGTAAGACATGATCTGAACAATCGTACCCTTGCCAGCATACAGCACTTGACCAACACCAGGTTTGGTAATGAACACGTCTTCTTTCAAGACGACGAATTCACGGACCTCAAAGTTCTTTTGCGACATTGTTACCTCAGTTCAAATACTTAGCACGTGCAGTTTGCAACGGTGTGCGTTCAAACCCGATGTGAGCACCAAACGGTTCCTTATCCAGAACCAATTGATAGTCTTCATCGTAACCCTGTTCCCATGGTAGTCGACCAGCAGCATCCGACACTACCAGTTGATACACCATAGCTTTCTTGCGCTCGTCTTCGTTGTAGAACACAGCGTGTTGCCAGCCGTATCCTGCAAACCAGCGATCAACGTCAATCCGACGCAGGTGAAGACGATCTGTCGGCAGTGCCGTGATCCCTTCGTATCCCCGTTGCCTCATGAGGAACTCGAAGAAGTCTTCAGTAACTAGATCCCCATCGATTGGTTCTTTCGCCCAGTCCAGATACGCCAGCATGTCACCGATGTGATTGCGCATTGCACCGAGTTCCATGTCCGTAAGACTGAAACCCAGTACCAGATCAGGACGCCCATAACGAGCGTTGCCAATAGTAGCAAGCACAGGTGGTGCGTCTGGATCAGGAGACGAACTGATGAACTCCCATTCAGAGTCACCCAGAGCTTCACGAATCATCTCTACCGTGGCCAGGCGTGCTTCTTGAATGCCTTCTTTCGTGTGATGCGATGGAAACGCCAGCATTTCATTTCCTCAATTCAAGAGACAGTAGTCAGTTGTGTTAGATGCTCTAATCGTTGCTTCAACCCTTTTGCAGTCTTTTGCAGAATGAATCGGTATTTCGATAAACTTCAGATCCATGTTGGAGAAATGGCTAGGGCTCGAATACTGTGCTTGCAGTTTCCGATTAGGATGCCGTCCAGCCTGCAACAAGGCAAGTTGTTTATCTACTTCAGCGCTCACCGTACGAGATTGTCCGATGATAAACCAACCACTAGACACATGATCGATTATGTAAACGCCTTGGGTCACCAACGTACTGCGTGCTCCGTTGTTCGGCACAATCGCACCAGACTTCAGTTCACGGTATGTCAATGACCAGGTATATGCTTTTTCTTCAACGGTGTACATCGCGCACTCCTAAATTCACATTAGATTTAGGAGACAAGTACTATTTGCCAAACAGAGGAATCCGACCACCGCTACCAAACCATTCCAGGAAACGAGTCCACAGATTTTGCTGAGGGTATACCTGGACATAGTCGAGGATACGATCTTCATCAGTTGCACGAACGTCGTTGTTTGGCGCACGCTCTGGTTGCTTCGGTTGAGAGTTCTTGAGTTGTTCACAGAACTCGTAACGCAACTCCAGATACTTCGAACGCTTGGCATCTGGTTTCTCCAGAGCCCACAGATACAAAGCAGCCAGGTTATCCCAGGTAGTACCCGATTGGATATTGCTGGTGCGATGAGCTTCCAGTGCTGCGAGTTTGATCAAGCTCTTCTGATCAGCATTTGTGATGATCAGGTGGTGTGGGACCAAATTACGCTTGCAGAGTTCACGGAAACGTTCGTTCAATTCAGAGGCCATTTACTTTGTCCTTGCTGGTGTAGAAATAGGTGCCTTTGGAGTTCTTTACTTCGATGATATCCCCACCAGCATCTATTACCAGTTCGAGGGTATCACCTTTGTGTGCCACGGTAATAGGTGTTTCATTTACCGAGAGCACGATGTCTTCCTTAGCTGTTAATGTCATTCGCCCACTCTTTGTTGTCAAAGCCTTTGGATGGTGCTTGTGCCTTACCCGCTTTGTGGATAAGCATTTCGATATCGGCATGGATATCAGCCAATTGGAACATCAGTTGAATCCGCGCCAGCTTCGTGACTTCGTGATCATACGCACCACGCTCGACACGAGCTGCCTCAGCAAAGAGCGCTTCAGCAGTCATGCCGGTGGTTTCGATGCCCAGTTTGGAAAGCAGGCGTACCAGTTTCAGGTACATCAACGAGTGGACGTTGTCGTTGAGGAACGAAGTGCTCAGCTCAACGCCGTAGACTTGGTCGATGTATTCCTGGATGTTATCAAACTGCATTAGGTGTATTCCTTCAGTACGTCTTCGAGATCATGGGGATTTACAGAACCAACTTCGCCGTAGTTATCGACGTTAGTGCACACAAACAGATCGCCATCGCGCACATCATCCGCGTGCTCGACTTTGAGTTGATCGCCCTCATTCGCATAAGGAATATCATGTTGCTGGCCATTACGATCCAGGACCGTAATGAAGATATCACGCGCGGCGGTCAAGACCATTCCGGGTTCGACTTTCGACGCTGCGATTCCGCGGACTGCCATGGTTAGGATACGTGCGAGCATGAGTGGGCTCCTTAACTTTCACTCGCCAAGTTTGGTCGAGGATGGAATTAATACAAGGACGGTTCATTTATTTTGGCTCTCCTGTCACTAAGGAGTAATGTAGAGCTGTAATTTTTTACAACATAAAAGAGTCCCCGAAGGGACTCCGTTTAGTTGAACTGCAGCTTCAAGCCAACGATCGGTGATTCCCGATCAACATGAATGGTGCAGTAACCAGTTGTTGGGTCCAGCGTAAGGATAAAGCCCCAACGCAGTCCGCACAGTTTGGTTACATGACCGATTTCGATACGAGCCTTACCACGACTTACATAAGCTGGATCACCCAACTCAGTAGGCTTCATGCGGGAGATATCATGAACACACAGGTTATCCCCAGCATCGATATACGCGATCTGCTTAACCGCCAGCGTTACAGACTTGCCGTCGTTCTGACACAGTGCATACAGATCAATCGGATCTTTATCCGTGATCTTGACAAAACCGGTTTCAACAACTTCACCACTCGGCAGGATTACCCGCTGTGGCATGGATTGCGCGTGCTGTACAAACAGCTGCGCGTTGTTATTACGTTGCAATACTGGGAATTGCCCAGGATTCAATTTTTCAGACATGCGAGATTCCTTACGAACGTTGACGTCACTACGATACCCAGTGTCATTACAACACTTAGGAGGAACGTGATCTCGCTAATGGGCGGTTCACCAACTTTCCTCACTAAGCTTTGCTCCAACGGAGCGTAGCCACAGGCTTGGACAAATTGGTTTGTTCGAATCGAGTGATCCGTTCACCTACCAATTTGATCTGTACCCGGAAGAACAAAACGTCTTCAGAGTTTCGTAGGATTGGGCTCAGCTTCGCCACTTCCTCAGACTTGTGGTAACGTACCTCAGTGCCTGTGATCGTGATATAGAAGTCATTCAGCCCAGCGTGTAGCTTCTTACTCCCATCAGGAGAAACAAGCTTAGAACGCTCTACAACGCGCTGGTTACCGTACATCGTGGTAACGTCTACGCTGTCAAAGTTCATTTCCATTACTGGCTTTCGTGCCCAACTGAGCAACCACCAAACACCAGCCACCATGCCCAGAAAAATCAGGGCCAAATTTCCTGCACTTACATCTACTAACATCTTGCCCCCACAAATGGCTTAGTTGCTTTTATCATGCCAGCCACGGAATGACGCTTAGGGATATCTAGTTCAGATATCTCTTCCCCCGTATAAATAGAACGCACACTGGTAAGGGAACCGTCAGGATCAACATTGAACTCGACGGCCCCGGAAGGATGAATACCCAATGAACGCCAAGAGACCAAATCGGTTTCAATAATGAAATGCCGCAACTTACCCAAAAACTCAGTAACCCACACATTGTCTTGTTTGATCAGCTTGACGTCCATTTTAGTTATCCTTGTTTAGCCATGGCTTCCCGCAAAAGATCACCCATGGTCGAGGTGGGTTTCTTTTTGATGCGTTCACCGAAACCGTGTTCTTTTGCTAATCGTTCGATCATATCGAGGTTTTCGATGATCTTATCGATCTGCAAACCAGCGCTCAATACTCGGGCCTGTGCATACTGTCCAGCCTCGGCCTTGATCAGAATGTCATGAGCTTGCATGTACTCGGCGCGACGTTCTGCCAGTTGTTTGCTATCGAACCCAGCGTAAGGACGGAAGCGGATATGCATGAACCCGACTTCCATACCTGCGAAAGCTTCACTTACAGCGATTTGTTTTTCTTTCGGTACATGAAACCCGAAGGATTGGAACAACGCAATCGGAGACCGAACTTCGGTCTTTGCTGGTGCAACGTAATTCGAGAGATCCATTATACTTCCTTAGGTACAAATGCTTCGTAGTGTTTCATGGCATAAAGCATCGGAGTAACTTTACGCTTGGAATTATGATGCACGTATGGCTGGTTACGCAGATCACGGTTAATCCGAAACCATTCAATCGCTTGCTCTTGAATCTTTTGCACCGAGTCACCCAAGAACAACACATGGGCTGGCTCGTATTTGAAAGTCCCATCATGCCAACGACTAGCATGCACGCAAACCCGAACTTCAAAGATACCGAACCCAGCAAAACCATTATACTGACAATTCTGCCAGATCAGGTCTTCAGGCTTGACTACCAACAGATCACTGTGACAGTATTTAACCGAAAGGATGAGTTGCTCAATCGTGGTGTCTTTGGAGATGTCGTAGAATTTGTAGGACTGGTTTGTAGTACATTGCCGAATATCAGTACACTCAAGCATGTTCACACTCGAACTGTTGACTGATAGAGGCACGCATTGCAGCGATGTCTTCAGCAGTGATGAGATTGAATGCCACCAGCTGCACAGAGTGATGGTAGGTTTTATCCCCATCAATCAATGTGAAGTGAACAATTGCGCTACCTTCGTATTTGTCGATAGCTGTACAGCGCCAGTCGAAGTTAAGGAAAGAGAACAGCACGCGATGTGCGCGTTCCAGTTCTTCATCAACCATGTTTGCCAACAGATAGTCGATCTCACCAAGGACTTCATCACGGTCGAAATCACCATCACGTCCTACGGTCACATGCCCCACGTCAGCAGAGATTGGCATCCCCAGTTGGTCATAAGCTGCCATGGTGGCGCTCCAGGTTTGCAAGAAGGTACGTGCAGCATGCAGTTCCGATTTAGTGGGTTGTTTAGGACCCAGCTTACGGAATGGAGCACATGGATTACCAGCTTCGGTGATACCATGATAACCTATAACATCACGACCAGCAATCAAGGCGATACCAGCATTACGTTGAACAAAATTCTGCACGAACGTTTCAGCTTCTTTTTGATTCTTGAAGATAGCGCAACGAGAGTCCAACGTGAACAAACGCTTGGAGTGTTCGTATTCATCCCAGAACGGCATATGCATGCCGAGCGAACCATGTTCGTTCAGATAGGTACGCTGTGAATGCTGACCACGAATTTGGGTTTCAATGTAAACTACACATTTAGTCATCTTAAATGGACCTATTGTTTTCTTTGTCAAAGAGACGGTTAACAGCGAAGAAGAACTGTACGTTAAACCGATAAGGCCAACCAAACGGTTTAGGGTCTGGTGGATTAGCTTCATCATGGATTAAACGCACAGAGTTATTTACAACTTTGATGCGGCGGTCAGGCATGTAGACTTGTGGCCCATAAGTAGGACACGTATCATACTCGCCATCGGGTAATTCGGTTATAGGCATACGTCATTCTACCCCCGCTATTGTGTAAATGATAGGGGTGGACAGATACAGCAGAAACAACACGGCGACCGTACAAGTAAACCACTTGTAGAGCTGACGATCAATCTTTCCATTCCCTGCCAATAAAGCTACGGAACTGGAAAGCCATACCCACAAGACACCACCCATGAGAAAAGTAAGTGCCCACATCATGCCTTTGAACATGTTAGTACCCGAACTTCTCATTTACGAATGGAACTTTGAACAACTGGAGCAGATCCATGACTTTGTACTTCTCTTCGTCATTGGTCGGCATGAAACGCAGCTCATCGCCCGGTAACCAGATGTAAGGAACCTGTGTTTCGTCTTCGATCATTTCAACCAGATCGAGGATACCTTTCTCAGCCCACTCATAAGGATCGAGTTTGATGTCGGTACGACGCCACACCAACAAATCTTTGTGGTGTTCGATCATCTCGATCACGTACAGTGCATCAGCGCCATCTTTAGGAATATAGGTCATGAGACCTTCATCCCGACGATCTGGTTGGTACCAGCCTTCCATGAAGTTGTGGATACCATCAGCAGCTTCCACAGCCTTAGTGCTCAATGGGTCAAACTTGACTGTGATCTCCAGTGGCTTACCGTCGTTATCCAACAAGTTAAGCCGACGCTTCAACAGGGTACGGAACTCAGTCCAATCAGAGCCCCAGAACTCGATGAACACCCATTCACCATCAGGTGCATCGAAACCACCCTGGAAGAAGGCATTGCATTTCTGCCGTGCCTTGTAGTATTCGCAGGTGTAGTACTGGGAACGCATGAAGCGAGAAAAGATCTGGTGCACAGATTCGGTAACGTGCTTACCGTAAATGTTGATACCTGGACCTTTACCGGGTTGTGGCTTTACTGGAATCTTGATCATTACGCAATCCTTACGTGTGGTTCGTTAGCCCGAGGTTTGTGATCTACACGAGCGATTTCTTTTACATCTTGCTCATGGAGATTAGTAGCCCGGTAGAACGAGTCGAGCGCTGCTTCCAGCGACATCGAATTCTTAGCGGTCCACTGAGTGCCATTGAAGGCAGTAACTTGCCAGATCATGCGGCTTCCTTAAAGAGGTAGGTGCGTTGAGAAGTTGCTGTTTGAATCAAACCGTTGTTGTCATCCTGTCGACGGATGAATATTCGGACAGGCTGATCGAAATCTTTGTCTACCTTGAGTAGCTTTCGCATTGCAGCTGGCGATAGCTCCATCATGCTTGCCAGGAAACCACGGGCTTCCTTGTACGTGTCAATAACCAACGCATTACGTTCCTGGGAACACAGCCCTGCTTTCACCACGGGTTTAAACAGCGTGCTCTCAGGTTGCTTTTCAGCGGTAATGAAAAGCTTGGAATCACCTTTGCGTACTTCAAAAATATACTTCGACATCATTTCATCTCCACGGAATGCAGTGTATACCATGACTTGAAGAAACCGAAATAGGTACGTTCTTCTAGAAGTTCTACTATGATGGGTCCTTTCTTCCAGTTATGGACTGTTTCCATCTTTAGGATGGAACCATCTTCATAGAAACTGTAGACCCCCTTCGCATCTGCATATGAATCATACTTGGCCGCAAAGCGTAGATATTCGTTCATTCCCCACACACTACCGGGCTCACGTATACCTACCTTACCATTGGCATCGGCAAAGCATTGATACTCATGTTTCCACCGGACTTCAAGTCCTTTGAAGTACTTGTAGCGAAAGCGAATAACATAACGGCCACCCAGCCCACGAGTAGACGAATTGTTATATCGGCAGTCTTGCCAGTAACCGACAATACCAATCGATCCCAACAGTGCAGAAAGTCCCAGTGCACCGATAGCAAACCAACCATAGATACCAATTTCCATCGTACTTCCTTAGTTTCACACAAAAAGAAAATGGGCCCCGAAGGGCCCATCTTTTAAGGCTGGGCGTCCACCACTAGCTTCCGGAAACCAACGGAGGCTTTGTGATGAACGGCATCGGCCTTAAAGATGATTTTGATGAAGCGTTGCAGCGCAAACTGCTTAAGCTCGGTGTCCGGGGTGTAGATGAGGTTTTCGAAACCAACACCTACCCAAACAACCAGAAACTTTACGTGATCTTCTTTAACATCCATACGGATGCTGGTAACCTTACGATCTGGATTTACAACAAACAGATCGAAAAGTGGAGATTCGGGGCCAAGGTGCTCATGGTACTGGCGCAGCGTTTCAGTCAGTGCATCATTGTGTTTTGCAACGTGCTTCGGGAGAGCTGCAGCAATTTGTTCTTTAGTAGGCATATCGTGTTGCTCCATAGTTTTCTTAATCCACGAAAGTAATATAGGCTTTTAAAATGTTTAAATCAAGTCTTTTCTTCAAAAAAAAAATACGGCATAAAGCTTCCCCGAAGGGAAGCAGTATGATTAAGCAGTAACGGTAACAGTCTTGGTGACGCTGTACTTGCCAGCTTCAGCAATGGTGATAACCGAGGTACCGGCTTCAACACCAGTAACCAGACCAGTCGAATTAACGGTGGCCTTAGCGGTGCTACCAGAAGTGAAGGTCGGCGATGCGGTGTATGGCTGGCCGTTCTTGGTGACGGTTACAACCAGTTGTACGGTAGCGCCAACAGCAGCGCTAGGCGAGGCTGGAGTTACAGTAGCAACGTAGACGTCAGGTACGACTGGAGCAGCTTTGTCAGCGAAAGAAACAACTACACGAGTAGCTTCTTGGGTGACAACTACTTGTTCCCAGCCAGCAGCTTCAACAGCTTCTTTCAAAGCGGCTTGAGCAGCAACGGTCAGAACAGTCTTATCGACAATCACTTTCAGGTTGTGAGTTTCGATTTCATCGTTGCCGAGGTAATCGATAACACGTTGGGTAGTCAGGTGCGCATTGATCGCTTCTTCGAGTGGAGCATTGTCCAGTTCGATACGTTGTGCAACAGCAGCAGCTTGAGTTAGAATAGCCATAGTGGGCTCCTTTGTGATCTCAGAGGAATCTACATAGGTAGATACATAAGATCACACACCCTCAGCTATTAATGTAACTTGCCCACATGTCGGCAATAGGAACGATGTCTGGTTCATCACCAGACAGATCAACGTTCAGCATGCGCTCACGACCATCGGTCATTACTACCGAGCAGTTATCGATACTGACCAACGTAGCTTCTACGCCAGCGTCCATACCCATTCGGTAAGCTTGGGACATGGTAGCCCCTTTAGCAAACGCCGGAATGTTACGGTCATTTACTTGAGTTTGGATTTCAGAGAAGAAAGCTACACGAGCAACACGTGAGCTTTCAACCATCTTCCGTTCCAGGTCTTTAAGAACAGCATGCGCGTGTTCGAGTTCTTGCCGTGTTACGGCTGGTGCATTAATCGTGTCGCTCACAAGCGGAGTCCTCGATGATTGGTTCGATTTCGGTGATAGAGATTTTCTTGAACTTCTCGGTAATAGCCAATTGACCACCAACGAGTTGTTCGATTTCTACACCGAAGTCATAAGCACATTGCTTCTTCGAGTGGAGCATTGTCCAGTTCGATACGTTGTGCAACAGCAGCAGCTTGAGTTAGAATAGCCATAGTGGGCTCCTTTGTGATCTCAGAGGAATCTACATAGGTAGATACATAAG